ACCTGGCACTATCCGCGAGGCCCGAGCTATGGCAGAAGGCACAGTCAGCGATGACAAGTGGATAAGAATTGCTGCTTGGATTGCTCGACACCTTGTTGACCTAGACAGCCCAGATGCCAACCCCAACTCAGACAACTACCCATCAGCCGGTGTTGTTGCTCACTTGCTTTGGGGATCAGGTCCATCTAAGCGAGCTGCACAGAGGACCAAAGACTACGCTGATTCGGTTGTTGCTAGAATCAGAGCAGAGGAAACTACCAGGATGACTAATAAAAACAAGTGGCTAGATGTCGCGAGAGCGATTGCCCTAAAGATTGACGGCCCACAGGCTAAACAGCCAGAGGTCAGAACTAACAGCGTTGAGTTCGAGGTCAGAGCTGAGGGCGATGGCATGAGCTTTACTGGCTATGCCTCAGTGTTCAACAGCCCTTCTGAGGATCTAGGTGGCTTCATTGAGTATGTTGCCCCAGGTGCATTTAGGCGTTCCCTACAATCTCGCAACGAGGTAAAGCTTCTCTGGAATCATGACGCAGGTGAACCACTTGCATCACTTCGCGGTGGCACCATGCAACTTGTCGAGGATGAGCGAGGCCTAAAGGTCACAGCCCAACTTCCCAACACAACCCGAGGCAGAGATGTTGCCGAGCTACTTAGGACTAAAGTTATAGACTCCATGAGCTTTGGCTTCAATGTCATCAAGGATTCATGGTCAGCAGATGGGAAAACAAGAACCTTGGAATCAGTCAGATTGTTCGAGGCAAGTATTGTGTCGTTTGCTGCCTATCCTGCAACAACCGCAACTGTTAGATCTACTGACCAGGCGATTGACCCAGACAGACTTGCCGATGCACTGCTAAGGCTAGAGTCGGGCGATGACCTTGATGAGGCTCAGGCAACTCTAATCACCGATGTTGTTGGCAAGCTAAAGGCACAGCCAGATTCTGAGGAAGTTATTGACAACGGCCTTGACTTGCTAGACCTAAAGAAAAAGCAGTTTGACCTTCTACTGAAAGCAATCTAATCATGGCAACTAAAGATGAGATAAAAGCAGCTATCCTTGCAACCGCTGGCAACCCATCAGCCGGTGTAGTCGCAGAAATTGCTGAAGATCTAGCCCAAGCAGTTTGGGAACTAGACAACAAGAACTCGGTGAACCCAGCCAAAGAAGTTAGGGTCACCAGTCCAAAAGAAACTCGCTAAAGAGTTTTTTAGCCCCAGCTCGGCCCCCTTCCTGAGCTGGGGTTTTTTTGTGCTTGTAAACTTGTGATTAGCAGTTGAGTGTAAGCACCGCTGTGTCTGTTGAGTGTCAGCACCGCAGGAAACCCTAATCAACTAACAAACAGGAGAATCATGTCTGACTTTATCAAGTCACAAATGGATGCTCGCAACAACCTCATCGCACAGGCAAGAGAAGTTCTTGACATTGCTGAGGCTGAGAAGCGTGGCCTATCCGCAGAAGAAAACCAGAAGATTGCTCGTATCGAAGCTGACATCGACTCAGCCGACACCGCTATCTCAACTGCTCGTTCAATCGCAGACCGCGAAGCTCGTGCAGCCGAGGCATCCGCTTCATTCGCACCAGCAACTTACGCACCAGCTAACAGCGATGCAGACATCCTACGCTCAATCGCTATGGGTGAAACTCGTGGACACGAGTTCACTCGTGAGCTACGCACCCTAACTCCATCCAGCAACACTGTTGGTCAAAGTTTCTTCGACAGAGTGTTTGAAATCGCTCAGCTAGTTGGCCCAATGCTAACTGTGTCTGAGGTATTCAACACCACCTCTGGAGAGAACCTAGTTATCCCAACTGTCACCGCAACCTCAACCTCTGGTTCAGTTGCAGCTGCAGGAACCATCTCTGAGAGCAACCCAACATTCTCATCCATCACCCTTGGTGCTGAGAAGTATGGTGCTCTAGTGCAGGTTGCTCAGGAACTTGTGACAGATGCCGGTTTCGACATCAGCTCATATTTGGCCCAACAGCTCGGGACTAGCCTCGGCCTAAAGGTCAACGATGTTCTAACCACAAAGCTATCCGCTGCTGCTGGTTCAGTAGTTCGTGGAACCGCAACCAACTTCGCTGCACAGTACGAGGACTTGATTGACCTTGTTTACGGCATCGCAGATGGTGCTCGTGTTCTACCTGGACTTGGTTTCCAGATGAGCAAGACCGGTATCGCTGCTGCCAGAAAACTAAAGGATGGATCAGGTGCTTACATCTGGACCGATTCTGCAGTCCCAGGACAGCCAGCAACACTCCTCGGCTATCCCGTTATAGAAAATCCGAATATTGCAGCAGTGGGCACAGCGGCAAAATCGGTGCTCTTCGGACACAACCCATCGTTTAAGGTAAGAGTCGCAGGTGGAATGAGAGTTGACCAGTCAGCTGACTTCGCTTTCAACACCGACACTGTGACCTACCGAGGCCTAATGCGAGTTGATGGTGGACTAACCCACGCTTCTCACATTGGTTTCTACCAGGGTAAGTAATTAGCCCTAGCTAAATAAGCTGACAAGCCCCAAGCGTGTAGGTTCGCTTGGGGCTTGTCTTTTGCTAGGATTAGGCCATGCCTACTACTAAAAAAGAGAAACTAAACGGAGCTGTCAGCCTTTGGTCAAACAGCTACAACGCCCCAACCGGATACGGACAGCAAGCAACACACTTGCTAGACAACCTCAAAAGGTCTGGGCTCGATGTCCAGATGTTGTCGAACTACGGACTCGAAGGTGTGCCAACAACTGTCCAAACAGCTTATGGCAAAGTGCCACACTTCCCCAGAGGCATTGACCTTTACAGCAACGATGCTGCACCTATAGATCACGCCAACCTCATTGCGAAAGACCCTGACAAGCCAAACCTGTTTATCAGCCTTTACGATGTTTGGGTTATGCAATCAAAGGGCTACGACAAGTTCCCTATCGCCTCATGGGTGCCACTAGATCATGTCACTATGCCACCAAAGGTTGAGCAGTGGCTTCGCAAGCCCAATGTCACACCTATCGCGATGGCACCTCATGGCGTTAGGCAGATGACTGCCAAAGGCATTGAGTGTGAGTATGTGCCTCACGCTATTGACACTAAGGTTTACAAGCCAACCTTTGAGATTGGCAAACACGCTATCAACGATTACCTCGGCATCAAAGAGGATGACTTCCTCATTGGAGTTGTTGCAGCTAACAAGGCATCGGGTCTAATTCACCGAAAAGCTTTTGGCGAATTGCTGATGGCCTTTAGCATCTTCTCTAAGCAGCAACCAGATGCCTTGCTCTATCTCCACACCGACCCTTATGGGATGGCAGGTGGCTGGAACCTTATTCAAGTTCTCCAATCACTCGGTATTCCAAAAGACAAGGTGCTACTGCCTAACCCACAGGACTATCGCTTTGGGATGGCTAAGAAAGACCTTGCAGCTATCTACACCAGGATGGATGTGCTACTTGCCCCTAGCTACGGCGAAGGCTTTGGAGTGCCGACACTAGAGGCTCAGGCTTGTGGCACAAGGGTCATCGGATCTAACTGGGCAGCAACCCCTGACCTAATCAGCGAGGACTCATGGCTTACCGATGGACAGCCAAGCTGGGATGCAGGTCAAGATGCCTGGTGGCAGACACCGAACATTCCTAGCCTTGTCAACGCACTCAAAGAGTCCTACTACGCCAAGCGAGGCCCATCACAGATAGCGATTGACTTTGCTAAAGACTTTGACATTGAAACAGTTTGGGATAAGCACTGGGTTCCGGTGCTAAAGAAACTACTCAAGTGATTGCTTGGATAAGCCACCATCTGCCTGAGTATTGGCAGGGAAAGCTTGTCGGCGGTGCAGAGATGACCGATGCCACTTTGCTCGATGACGCACCTGTTGAGGTCAAGACATTCTTGCCTCACCAATGGCGTGAGGCTTTGGAGTTTGACCAGATAGTCATTACCGGCACAGACCTGCTAGATGCAGAAGCATTGACAGAGCTGGCAAAGAAACAACCAGTTGTTGCAGTCCATCACTTGCAAACAAGAAGTCAGGAAAGAGCCAACTTATTCAACTCAGCCAAACTGCTTATGTGCCGAAC